TTACACTGGACGTTTCGCGACCCGTGCTTCGGCAATCTTGCGGCTGGCCTCAAGGCCATCGCCGCGACTGTACTTTTTCGTCATTTTTGTCGTCGAATGGGTGGCAAGGGCGCTTGCCATTTCCAGTGATCCCGTTGCTTCGACCGTTTCCGATACGGCACCTGCACGGGAGTCCATCGACCAGACATTGTCCGGAACGCCAGCGGCATTGCGAACCTTCCGGTACTTTTCGGCATAGCGGTTTTCCCAGTACGGCTTGCCGTGATCTTCATCGATGACAACGGGGCCGATCTCCGGAATGGAGTAGGCTTTCAGCGCCTCGACGACGAGCGGCATGGTCTTGAGATCGCGCGCGACTTCAGAGCTGGTCTTGCTGGTGCGGAGCTTCAGGACGAGATCCTTGGAAAGGTTCTGAGCCGTCAAGCCTCGCCAGCGGAACGGACCGCCATCACCTGCCGGCGCCCACTCGCCGATGACGTCGATGCGACGCAAAGCAGATTCGAACTTGAGAGCCTCGACAAAGCCGATCGACGGGCATCCCATTTCCGCGCTCTTCTGCACGATCGCCAAGCATTGCTCATAGGTCATGACGACATCGCGGCTCGCTGGCAGTTCGAACCGCATGTCGGCCAGGATGTCCCGAGCCTGCTTGCAGCCGCGAAGCCTCTCGCCTGCACCGTATGACAGGATGATGCGGAGCAACTTCATCGCGCCGCTTGCCCTCCGGTGCCCCTTCTTCTTCCACTGCGTAAACCAGCGATTGAAGTCGGAACCTCGAAGCATTTCGATCGAGCGATCGCCGACATTCTTCGCGAGAACGCGAAGGCTTGGCTCGTAGTCTCGGATCCGCGTTGAGTGCTTCACGCTGTGCCACGAGCTGGTTTCGTCGTGCCTGTATTTGTCGATCAAGGATCTGATCGTGCCGTCATAGGCGGGCGCGACTCCGGAGCTGCGCACTTCCGCGCGCAGTTCATTCGTGAGGCGTTGGCACGTCGCGGTGATTTCCGCGTCCGTGGCATGGTCTGGCAAGCGAACCAGTCCAAGCGCCTTCGATGCACCTTTGACTGCTCGTTGCGGGTTCCAGTAGTGAACGGGTGGTCCGCTCTTCCTTGCTCGGCTCTGGTAGCCGGGCCTGTCAGTCCTCATCCCAGTTTTCCTTTCCATCTTGGGCAACATTGCCCGATGGCAGGATGCCCAGCGGATTGCCGTCGGCGTCAACCAGTTTTTCGCCGGCCGCCGGGATGATTGTCGCAATGAGCGTCTTCATGTCCATCTGCACGATCGAGCCGGCCTTGTTCGCGGCGCGGAGAACTCGCTCGATCTCGACCTGGCGAAAGCTGGCTCGCGTCACCGTCAATACTCCACGCTTTTCGGTGCGGGAGTGGCTGCAGCAGCATCGGCGCGAGCAGCTGCAATCAATGCCTCGCGAACGATCGCCAGCCGAATTCTGCGCTGCTCAGCCTTCGACACTTTGTGATAATTGTCCGGAACGACGTAGCGATCGAGAACCTCGTGCGCTGCAAACACCGCAGCGGCGGTGATGTGAGGCTTACGCATCTTCCGAGCCCTCTCTTTTCGGTTGGGGCGATGGGGATCGCAGAATAGCCTCTGCTTCTTCCTTCTGGACCTGCACGAGATCAGCGCGACAGTTGTCGCGGCCCCACCTTGCAAGGTGCCCATATCGCCCTGTCGCAACACGAGCGCCGCATTCTGGGCATTGCCAGAGTTCGTCCTTTACCGGGTGTTTCATCCTTCCGAGCCCTCCGCGCCGCGTCCGTACTGGTCGAGACCAAGGGAGTGCTGCAGGATGTGAAGCTGCTTACCGTCCATTGTCCGAGCCCTCCGTGGTGGCGAGGGCGGTGCGAACGATAGCAGTCACAGAGGCGTGAACCTGCTCATCCGTCAAATACACACCTTCCCGATAAGCTTCGATGGCCTTTTCGATCTGCTCCTTTGAAGGCTCAGAGGACGCGGGCGCTGGTGCAGTGTAGAGTTTCGGCGCGTCCCGGCAGAGAGAGACATCGATGCCTTCACCATCTCGGCAGTCTTCGCAAAGCCAGCGGCCATCAGGTGTGACGTTGATCCTGTCGCGGTCGTTGCCGCAGGACTCGTTGTTGCCTTCGAAGCAAATTTCACAGACGTACAGGATCTTCGGGTAATCAACCTGCGTCCCAGCCACATTCGGTTGGAGCGATGGGGGAAGCGACTGGAAGCCAGCCGCATTACGATGGCCGCCACCGCCGAAGCTCTTGGCGATCTCGGAAACGTCCTGGCGGTGATCCTCTGACCGCAGAGACCATTGGATCTGTCCGTCTGCGCGGCGGAACCAGCACGCGGCAAAGGGCGCCTCAGGATGTTCCGCTAGCAGCTCGTGCGCTGTGTCGCTGGCATAGTGGTAAGGGGCGTTGACGACTGGCACGGAAAAGCCGCCGATCGTCTCGATGTAGGTTTCCCTGATCAACTTTTCGATGTTGGCGCGATGAGCGCGCAGAACGATCCGGCCTTCCTTGATCAGATCGCGAGGGTTTTCGGCGATCTGCTCCCAGACCTTGAAGTCCATCGGGTAGGTTCTGAGGGCGGCGGAAAATTCCCGCGTCGTGTCACCGTGTACGAAGCGCCACAGGTCGCGATCCTCGATCCATTCCAGCATGGTCGGGATGGGGTATTCATCTCTGTGGCCGCCCTGGGCGAACTGCCATGCCATGGCTGCGCCGGACTGCTCCATGTCGAACCAGGCAATGATCGGGGGTCGATCAAGCTCTGCAAGATCGCGGAACATGTGCTGGATGTCGTTCGGGTGCAGGCAGGCACTGCCGCACATGGTTACGGCGAAAGGCTCAAGATCAGCCTCTGCCGTCTTGTGGTGGTCGATGATGACGATGGTCTTAGCCGTCTGCGCAATCGCATCAATGACCGGCCGCTTCGCCGAAAAGTCAACGAACAGCACGTTCTTGCCGTCGACGTTCGGGAGGTCCATTCCATAGAAGCCCGGAACGAAGTCGCAGTCCGGCCACATCGTCCAGATTGCCCATGCGGCTCCGAAGCCGTCGTCGCAGTTGCCGTGATAGATACAGAGCTCTGGTTTCCAGCTGGTCATCGGGATTTGCCCTCGTAAGCGTCAAGGAAAAGGTGAAGCCAGCGCTCCGGCATCCATTGGCCGTAGGCGGTGTTTGCCTGTTCAGCGGCTTTCGCGGCTCGATCTCGGTCGATCGGCGGCGCTTCCACATTCGGTTGGGGCGATGGGGTTTGCGCCAGCCGATCGGCAATGATCTTCTGAGCCTGATCCGGCGAATAGCTGACGTCATCGGGAACGCCGATCTTCTCGACCAGCAACCACGCCAGAACTTCCTCTGCCGACGTCATGGGAGTGTCGCCGCCATCTGCCATCGGCGCGGCTGCGTCGTACAAGCGGCAATCCGGATGGAACGGCGCCCATCCGATCACGCGGCCTCGACCTTCGCAGAAACAGTCTTGAGACCATGACCAGCCGGCGAACTGCCACTCGTCGATCTCGCTGTCCTCAAAGTTGTTGAAGCCTATCGTCCAGGCTTGCTCAGCATCTTCCAGCGGATGATCGCCTTCGCCCGAATAGTCTACGAGAAGGCGCACAAGCGTGTTGTCCTTCGGCGCAGTGTCCATGGGCAGAGCCGTGATCTTGTCGCTCATCAGTGCATCCCTCCATCAATGACCATCGTCTTCGAGCTCGGCTGTCCGGCTGCAACGTAGGCTGCGATCTGGCGTGACAGCTCTTTCTCGACCAGCTGGCGCATCTGCTTCCGCGTCCGCCCATCGCCGATCGACGAGAGGCTGTTCGCGAGGTTGGCGACGAGTGCGCCGATAACGGCGTTCAGCATTGGCGGCTCAAAGGCAGCTGATGCCTCGTGCATCGCTTTGTCGACGACCTTGGTCAGAACCTCGGTCTGCCTGGCCTGTTCGGCGCGATAGGTGCTCTCCGACATCTTCATTGCGTTGGTCCCTCCGCAAGCTGGATGCTTTCGACTTGGACGCGCGCCTGGTCGATGTAGTCCTTGATGAATACGGTGATAGCGTCGCGACCGTTCGGATGGATGCAAGAGAAGGCTACCGCGATGAGGCCAGTCGTGATGCCGCAGATCGCGGCTTCAACCTGCTTCTCTGGCGAGAGACTCCGGTAGTCATCAGTGTCGATTACGGTTAGGACAGCCTCGCACGTCAATGTGCGAAGCCGTTCAGCAGTGGCGTCGAAAGGATCTGTGGCGTTGAAGGGCTCAGCCATTGTCCGAGCCCTCCGAGGTGGCGAGGGCGGAGTTGTGTGCGTCACAGATCGCCTGTGCGTCGGTGACAGACATGCCGTGCACCTTGAGGACTATAGACGGACCGTCAGTGCGCTCCGCATGAATGTCGTCAGTCGAAGGGCGTGGCGGCGTGTCGATGATGAACAGCCCATCGTTCATGCTGCCAAGGTGCCATTTGCGGCCCTCTCTTTGTGATGAGGGTGGTGGGGTCTCTGGCTTCCGGCCACGGGCTTCCTGCCATTCGCGGACGGCTTCGGGTCCCTTGTCGAAGACCTCGTCGGGCGTGGCAAAGTCCAGGCCGTCTGGGCTGCGACCGAGGACGGGATCGACGAGCGGGATGTTCTGCCACAGAGCTTCGTTCCAGTAGTACCAACCAGCGTTGATGACCTCGTCCTGGTATCCTTGGCCGACACGCGCCAAGCATTCCGTGCGGATCTCGACTTCGAGGAAGCCGCTTTCCTGCAGGCGCTTGACGACTGCGGCTTCAAACTTGTCTCGCTGCTGGCGCCCGGGCTCCATGATCTCGCGGGCGCGGAAGGTGTCGACCTTGGCGTCGGGTGTTTCTTCGCCGGTGTCGAGGTCAACGACTGGTGAACCTTCCAAACACTCAGCGTGAAAAGCGCCCATCTCGATGTCCGAAGCGCAGAGATCGTCAGGGCGCAAAGGCTTGTCGCAGATTGGGCATTTCAGCAGGTCGGTCATCTCGGTCTCTCCTTGAAGCTCTTCAGAAGATCCTGCCAGCGGGCGGCGGCTTCCGGGTTTTCGTCCAGTTCGGCGCGGCTCTTCACCCGCAGCATGTTGCGGACGTGGGTCGCGATGCGTTGGGGGTCGGCGATGTCGGCGCCGTGGATGTCGCGCAGCCAAGCTTGAAAGTCGGCGCGGTCGCAGTATCTGCCGCACTGCTGGGCGTGGCTGAACTTCTTCGCGTCCGGATCCGGCTCGCCCTTCAGGCGACGGATCTCGGCTTCCAACTGGGTGATGATCCACCTCTGCCGGCGTCCGGCTGCGACCAGTGCATGCAGCATCTGTGCGCCCCTGATCAGGAATTCGATATCGGCATATCCGGCGTCATCGGTCAGGATCGCGAGCGGCCTTGCCATAGGGCCAGTATCGCCCTCGATCCAGATCTCGCGGCGGCTCTCCTCGGCGTTGTAGAAGTTCGTCCAAGCCGGGGGTAGAAGCGGGACTAGCTCACCCGCGAGCACGCACAAGGCCTTCTCCGCGTCCGTCACGCGGCGCGGTGGTGCCTCCTGCTCATCTCGACGGGCGTGCTGGTTCATGCCGCCTCCCGCCCGGGCGCATTTCGGTAGCGCATGACCTGGAGAACGAAGACTTCCGTCTCCGATCCGACCGGCACCACCAGAACAGGGGTGACGGCGTCGGTGAAATACATCCGCACGCGCTCACTGCTGATATTCGCCATCAGCTTCAGGAGTTGCGCGCCGTTTATGCCAACCTCAAAGTCGACAGGGGCCGAGACCGAACACTCAACCTCCTCGACAGCAATGCCACCGGTCTCGCCGATGAGATCGAGCTTGATGCCTGTCTGAGTGATGACCACGCGCATGGCGTCGTGCTTCTGGTCATCGATGACGATACTGACGCGGCGGACGGCTGCGGTGATGTCGGCGGTCACGGCCTCGACATACTGGTCGCGGCCCTTGGGGATGACGCCTTCGTAGCCGGGATATGTGCCATCAATCAGCTTTGAGATCATGGTCACGCCATCCCGTCGAGCAAAGAGAAGTGCGTCTGTGGTCGCGACGCTGCAGCCCCGCTGCGCGCCTTCGAACATCTTGCGCAGGCTCTCGACCGTCTTCGGCGGAAGGATCACATGCGGATAGCTGTGCCGCCGCTCAGGCAGCCGAGGCTCGGGCGTGGAAGGGCAGTAGACACGAGCGAGGCTGATGCCGTCCGTGGCGACGAGCGTCAAAATCTGACGGCCATCGATCTCGCGAGCATGCAGGCAGAGACCGGCGAGATATGCCCGGTCATCGCGCCTGTTGTAGGCAAAGCTGGACTTGCCGAGGCCTTGCGCTAGTTCGTTGCCGTCCACGTCGTACCAGTCGGCCCCGCCGGGATTGCCGATCGAGGGGAAGTCCTCACCCGGCAGGAAGGGGATCGATAGACTTGCCTTCCCGGAGCGGATCGAGACCTGATCCTTGAAGCGTCCGGACCCGAAAACGATCTCGCCGTTCTCTGGCAAGCTCGAAGACAGGGCCTTCAAGCGGTCGCCAGGCAGGCAGAAGGTTGCGCGCTCCGCGCTCTCGAAGATTTCGCATTCGGCATCGACCTGTAGGTCGAGGTTTGAGGCGCGCAGTGTCAGCACGTCGCCTTCAATCGAGAAGAGGATGTGACCAAGGATCGGGATCGTGCTGTTAAAGTCGACAGCGCCCATGATCATGGCGAGCGCCCTGCGGAAGTCGGCGTGGTGTGCGCGAAACCAGACGTCAGCCATGGGCCGGCTCCTGGCGGGAGCCGCACATGCGGGCTAGGTTGAGCTCCGCCAGGGGGGGGGCGCAGATCAGCGGCATCGCCTGCAAAGTCGTAAAAGCGTTGCAGCAGCTGCTCGGTGGTTTCGCCGTCTGCGATGGCGCGGTAGAGCTGTTCAGCTTCGATGCGCTCAGCCGGGCCTAGATTGATGGTGCTCATTGGCCAATTCCTTTCTGGTTCAACCAGTCCTGCAGCATGGTCGCAAGCTGACGGTCGCCGGGATCATTGGTGAGGGCGGCGAGTTCGAGCGTGAGGCGGACGGACCAGCCGAGGGTTCTGCCCTTCGACAGGCCACCAAGGCCGAACGTGGATGTGCCGGCGGCGGCGTTTTCCGTGCCGGCTTCGATGTCGCCGCTGATAGCCGCAACGAGATCCTCGGCATTGCCCAGGTGTCTCAGGGCGTCGAGGTTCGGGCGGCGCTGCTGCTCGGCTTGGGGCGTTGCATTGCGCGGGCGGAAGGTGATGACTTCGCAGAGGTGGGTCATGCTGCACCGCCAAGCTGAGGCGCGCCTTCGTCTGCCGGAGCCTTCCAGCGCTTGATCTTGCCGATCAGAGCGCCGGGGAATTTCTCGATGATGCCGGCGGCGGCGTCCTTTGGCGTTTCGGCATCGACGCGTTTGCAGTCGGGCGTGCCGTCGGCGCGGGTGAAATGAACGTTGAAGGTGATCATCTAAGCCTCACAGAGGTAGCTGGCTGAGGGGTTGAGCGAACGACATCAAGAACAGCGCCGCGGTCGTCCAGACGACACCGGAGATGATGAGCAGCAGGACGATTCCAGCAGCTCTTTTCAGGCGGGGGCGCTTGGTAAACCGTGTCATGCCCTAGACCCTCGCTGCGTCAGCGAGTTGCTGCTCAATGGCTGGAATGCGCGACGCAGCACCGATGACGGTGGCGAAACAGACAATGCCAAGCATGGCGGCGGCAAAGAGCCCGATCAGCAGATGGCCTCTGGTCAGGCGCTCGCGCAACGCGTCGGCTTCCGCGTCGAGCGTGATGATGCGAACCGAGAACCGGTCGTCAGTGATGCGGGCGAGATGCGGGTCGAGATCTTCCGGAGGCTGCTGGGTGACAGGCTCGATCTCATACTCAGCGCCGGGGCGGGCGATTGACCATGTGACCGGGTCGCGGGGCTTTCTGGTCATGGGCGGGGTGAGGGCGGTCTGCATCGTCAGACCTGCTTCACAAAGCTGCGGCGGGCGACCTGGCGGGCCTGCTCGGCATAGCGTGCGACGATAGCCGGCGGGATGCCACGCGCAATGAAGGCATCTTCGGTAATCGGCTCACTGCTGCCCGCGAGTTCGCGGATGGCATCGGCAATGCGGCTGACGGCGATCTGCCGGCAGGACTTGCGCGGCTCGGGCTCGGGCTGCGGGTTGGTGCGGAATTCGATCATGGGGATCTCCTGTCCTCCCGCCTGACCGCCGGCGCCGCTGACCTCGGGAGGAGAGGAGGAGATCAGCGGCGACGGGTCTTGCGGTCATCCGCAGCTGGGAGGAGGGGTGCAGCGGATAAAGTGGAAAATAAATCTACATTGGAATTCCGTCAATCCCGATATGGAAATAAAATCTACATTGCAAATCCGACTCGACTCACAGGCCGTTCTGCGGATTAATGGCAACAAAAGGAGAACGTCATGCAACTTGCGTATAGTAAGCCATCATTGGCTTTTGAGCTGCATATTCGTTGTGAGAATTGCGCGCGCGAGACCGTGCGCGTCTTGGAAGTGCCCGATATCGATGAAGCTCCTCAAGATGTGGAAGATCTTGCGAGCAGCGGCTTGCTGTCAGAAATGCGCTTCTGCTGTGCTCGATGCGAGAGCGTTATTGGGCGGCTGTTTGCCGTATTGCCTCTAACAGCAGAGCGTTAGAGCGGCAGGTCGTTAACGATACGGCGCACTAAGCCAATAATCTGCACTGTCGTGCCATCGTCGGCTTCGTGGTCTCGGCTTACGACAATCGGCTTGTGGCGCGGATTTGTCGAGCGGGGATGAAACTCGACCCGATCCTCGTACAGTTCGATCTGCTTGACGGACCACTCGCGAGTATGGCCGCCATCTCTTGTGCGCTCCACGACTACGACCATTCCGTCGCGTAGTGCGATCTCACCATCAACGTCCTCGTAGGCAACGCTGATTACTCGGTCTCCTGGCATGATCGGCCGCGGCCTCAGATCGTTCATCGAATCACCTGAGACGTCGAACGCAACTTGACGCGCTCGCGGAAAGCGATCGTCGATTGGCATCACTATATGCTGCCGCTCTGACTGGTCGTACCCGTCAACTTCGCGAAACGTTCCGGCCTCTACAGTGCCGGCAATGGCGATCGGAACCAGGCGGGCGGCGGCGCGGGGCTCTATTTCATCGGCGTCGATGCCTTCGAGAAGCCAAAGTTTGGTTTTGCCGACTGCGTGTGCAACCCGGTCTGGAATGTCGCCTCTAGGTTGGTCTGTGGTGCCTTTGAGGTACTTGGCGATGCTGGTGTAGGGAACGCCACTTTTGCGGGAAAGCTCCGCCCCGCTCATCCCCAGCTCATCAATTCGCTGCTTAAGTCTCTGCCACCATTCCATGACGATCATCCTAAATCCGAATTTATTTCCGTGTGTGGATTTCGACCGACTTGAAAGTGGATTTAAAGTCCAATAGAAAGGCGGCATGGAAAACGCGCAGACAGTCTCAGATCTGATCAAAGCTGCAGGTGGCCCCGCCACGATACAGGCTGAACTCGACCGAGTTGGCAGCGCGCTCACACGCGACGCTATCTACAAGTGGCAGAAGACTGGGATCCCGGATCGGTACTGGTTCGTAATGATCTCTCTGGCCGGTTGCAGCCCTGACGAGCTTTACCGGGCTAACTGCGTCGCGCGCGGAATTCCGCAGCCAATTCCGGAGGCTGCCGAATGAGCCGCGTTTCTTCACCAATCGGGCGTCTGCCCGTCGTCTGCCCGGGTGCCATGCCCCGTCCAATCCATGTTGCCCCGGCAGGCGAACTCGTCCGGTCTTGTGATGGGGCCGGTTGCAAGGCTGCTGCGGGGGCGTCCAGTCGCCGCCACCCGACGAAACGTTCCCGCAGCAGTTTGATCCTCTCCCTGAAGCGCGGCTTACTCCAGTTGGCCGCGTCACCTGCCCGGAGCGCGCCTGTCGCTGCTTCGGGCCTTTCTTTTGCAGTTCGATGCGCCTTGGGAGGGCAATCGAAGATGCGCTGCCGCAAGGCGGCGCATGGCGGGCCGGCGTCCGGATGCTTTCACCTATGGGCATCCGGGCGTTCCGCCATTTCCCCTCCTGCCGTCTCGTTGCCGCTGTCATGCGGGCCTCCCTGAGTTGTTCCGTAGCGCAGCCTTAAGCGCGGCGCGGCGTCCCATCACCGAATGAATTTTTGCCTTTGATTCCTTGACGAACCGGGGAGCGATTTCGTGCGCGTCATTTCCGACAGAGATCTTAAAAAGCTGAAGGCCGCGACGCGGTTTTCAGTCGACGGCGCCGGCGGCTCGGAGGAGTTCCAGAAGGCGACTCGCGTTCGCCAGGGGCAGCTGTCCAAGTATGGCCTGGCCGGCGACGAGCACATGGAAACCTTCGTGCCGATCGACGTTGCGGTCGAAGCCGATCTTGAGGCGGGATCTCCGATCATCACCGAAATGATGGCGAAGCTGCAGGGCTATCGCCTGGTGCGGGACGAGGCGGAGGCGCCGGAAGCGGGTCTGACGCATCGTGACATCTCGGCGCTCAATGCCGAGGTCGGTGACATCTCTCGGCTGGCGATCGAAGCGCTCGACGACGGCAAGGTCGATGCCCGTGAAAAGCGCGACCTGATGCGCGAACTGACGGACCTCAAGGCGCAGATTGCCCTGATCGAGGGCAAGCTCGGAGGTGGCGCATGACTGAGGCGCTTCACCTTCCTTCCCCCTGGCCGGAAAGCGATGTTGCCGAACTGCGTCGCCTCTGGCTTTCGGGCTGCAGCAAGACCGAGATCGCCTTCCGGATGAACCGGACGCTGGGGCAGGTGAGCGGCAAGATCGACCGCATGCGCGACGAGCTGCAGTTTCGCAACGCCAAGGCTGCCGCGCGCAACCAGGGCCAGTTGATGGCGCGGCGCTGGGTCGAGCTGCGGCGCGAGCTGCAGGAACGGGAGCGCGCACGATGAGCACCCCCCTAGTCTCACTGATCGAATTTCTTGGCGCCCGCGTCAGCTGCCCTGTCTGCGGGGCCGGGCGTGTTGAGGCCAACCTGACGGCACAATGGTCGCAGCACCGGGCGATCTTCACCTGTGAAGCGATCTTCATCGCGCGCGGCGAGGAAATCGTCGTCGAGCGGGCCTGTGGTGAGCGATCTCGGCTGGCTGCGGACCTCTGGACGCGTGAGGTGCCGCGATGATCGAGCGGCGGCAAGAGCGTGAACAGGTGCGGGCTGAGCTTCTGGTGAAGCATGCGCGGTTTGCGCGGGTGCTGGAGCTGCATCACGTCGACGGGCTGTCGACCTTCTGCGTGGCCGCGCGGCTGGAGATTTCCGAGGAGGAAGTTTGCGCCATCGTCGAAGAAGCGGAGAGGGGGCGGTGATGAACGAGGTCGTAAAGCTGTCCGCCGATCATGCCGATATTTCCGCGCTGATCGCCCGTATTGATGAGGCCCGGTATCTGCTGGCAACCGGCGATGTGCGGCAGGCGCTGTTCCTGTCCGAGGGCGCCTATGACGAGGCGAAGGCGGCGCATGGCTTCGCAGCCCGCATGAAGGCCAGTGAAGGCTTGATCGCTCAGACCAATGCCATGGTGGCCGAGGCTCTGGAGATCGGCAGCCTTGCCAAGGTCGCACTGGCCAACGAATACGACCGGGCTCAGGCGGCGGGTGTCGTTGCCACGCGGGGACGACCGAAAAAGGTCGCGGGCGAAGACCTTTTCCAATTGTCCGATTTCCGGCTCGACAAGCGCGTCATTCTCGATGCCCGCAAGCTTCGGGATGCGGAGACGAAAAACCCGGGCGTCATCTCGCGCACCATTGCGGTGCTTTCAGCCGGGGGTGTTCTGCCGACAAAGGCGAACCTGCGTGCAGCGATTGGCACGTCTTCGGCTTCCAAGGCCGATCGCGGCAAGAACTTCTATCAGACCCCTCGTGTGGCGACGATTGCTCTTCTGGCGCATGAGAGCTTCACCTCGACGATCTGGGAGCCGGCCTGCGGCTTCAATGCCATCGGTCGGGTACTGGAAGGGCAGGGTTATGATGTGCTGCTCACCGATATCGAGGATCGTGGCACGATTTCCGAGGCTGGTGATGCGCAGAGCGTTGGCGACTTCCTGCTGAGCAAGCCTGACGCCTCTGGCGATGGGCCTGACATCGTCACCAATCCTCCATATGGCGTGGAACTGAACGCCTTCGTTGCCCATGCGCTGCGCGTCCACAAGCCGCGCAAGATGGCGCTGCTGCTGAACGCGAACTTCGAATTCGGGTTTGACGATGACGACCGGAACTTCGTCATGGAAGATTGCGCGCCGTCGCGGATCTACAAGTTCAAGCGCCGGCTGCCAATGATGCACCGCGAGGGCTATACCGGGCCGGAAGCCTCAAGCCGCATGAATACCGCCTGGTTCATCTGGGAGCGCAATGAAGACGGCAGCTATGGCAACGCCGATGGCTGGACGAAGAGCCGCCGGATCGACTGGGAAGACTATGCGGATGTCGACGTGCTTGACCCCGGCGAGGGTGGTCATTCGCTCGGCATTGCCTTCGACGATGCGCCACGAACGACGGTCAAGCTGGAGCTGCATGAGCGCGTCGATCGCGACCGTCACGACGCTCTGGTCTGGATCCAGCAGCGGGAGAGCTTCAGCAGGCGCGAGTTGTGCAGCGGCATTGGTCGGCGCGATTCGACCGTCGAGGCGCTGATCGCCGAGTTCCAAAGCGATGGTCTCATCTCGCCGGCCGATGCGACTGGTCGCGACGGTCGGCACCTGGTTCTGCAGGATCGTCAGGCGGTGGCGGCATGACCTCGCGCCTCGATTACGGTCCAGACATGCTGGCGCTCTTCCTGCATGCGCATGTGATGTTTGCAGGCGTGATGGCGGCGTCCAAGCCGTTCGACGAGCGCGACAGCGATCGCAGCCGCATCCGGGCCGAGCGTGAATATCTGCTCGATCTTGCTGCCGAGGCCGGGGTGAAAGAGCCGGTCATCCTGCGTGCCATGAAGGCCGACCGGCGGATTTCTCCGGTCCATCGCCTCGCTGTCTGGCGCGCCATGGATATCGACCCACACATTCACGAAAGGGAAGCGGCATGAGCGGGCTCGCGGAATTCGACTGGTTTGCCTTTCGCACCGCCCTTCGCAGTGCGGCCTTCAATGACGGGCGCAGCCAGGCACAGATGGCGGCAGATGCCGGTGTCACCGTCTCGGACTTCTCGCGGCTGATGGGGGGGCATCACCTGTCCGTCCCCAAAGTCATCGCTGTCAGCGACTGGATGGATCGGGATCTGCGCAGCTTCTATCGCGCGCCACCCGTTGCAGGAAAATCAAGGGCTTGCAGTTCGGGAAACGTGAAACATTCCATCGTGAAACATGAGGTGCGGGCATGAACATGCGTTCGCTTTTCGACACGGCGTCGCCCGTTGCCATGCCTACCCTTTGGAAGGGCCGACCGATGATCGTCGACAGCTTTGCCGGCGGTGGCGGGGCCTCGACCGGGATGGAGATGGCGCTGGGCCGCTCGCCCGATATCGCCATCAACCACAATCCGGCAGCGCTGGCGCTGCATGCGGCAAACCATCCCGAGACGCTGCATCTGTCGGAGAACGTCTACAAGGTCGACCCGCTCGACCATATGCGCGGTCGCCATATCGGCCTCATGCACTTCTCGCCTGATTGCAAGCACTTCTCCAAGGCGAAGGGTGGCAAGCCTGTCGAGCGCAATATCCGCGATCTCGCCTGGATCATTCCCGGCTGGATCGAGCGGATCCAGAAGAGCGGCGGCAAGGTCGACGTCGTGACCATGGAAAACGTCGAGGAATGGAAGGACTGGGGGCCGCTGGTGCAAACCGAGCGCGGCTTGATGCCTTGCCCTGACCGGCGGGGGCAGACCTTCGAGGCCTGGTGCAAGGCGATCCGGAAACTCGGCGGCAAGATCGCCTGGCGGGAGCTTCGGGCCTGCGACTACGGTGCGCCGACCATCCGCAAGCGGCTGTTTCTGATTGTGCGCTTCGACGGCAAGCCGATCGTCTGGCCTGAGCCGACGCATGGCGATCCGAAGAGCGAGGATGTGATCGAGGGCCGCAAGCTGGCTTGGCGCTGCGCGGCTGAGATCATCGATTGGTCGCTGCCTTGCCCTTCGATCTTCGACAGCAAGGCGGAGATCTGGGAAAAGCATCATCTGCGGGCCGTAAGGCCACTGGCCGACAATACGATGGCTCGGGTGGCGCGCGGCATGAAGCGTTATGTGCTCGATGCCGAGCGGCCGTTTCTGGTGAGCCTCAAGGGTAGCAGCCGGCGCGCCAGCAGCGTGGATGCTCCGCACCCGACTGTTTGTGCCGAGGGCGGACATTCCAGCGTGATCTCACCATCGATCAGCCGTTTCAACACGGGCGCGACAGGAAGCGCGATAGATGAGCCTTTGTCGACGATCACGGCAAACAGCTACATCAAGAAGCCGGGCGGCGCGGCGCCGGTCGGCATTATCGCCCCCGTGATCACCTATGCTCAGCAGGGTGGCGGCATCAGATCCTCCGAGGATCCGCATCACACCATCACTGCTAGCGGGAAAGACCAGAACGCCGTCATTGTCCCGCACCTGAACGCCTTCTATGGGCCGGGAGCTGGTGGCGAGGATCGGTCTGCGGATGTTTCCGAGCCGCTGCGCACGATTACGACCGAGAACAGGCATGCCGTCATAGTTCCCACCCTGATACAGACGGGGTATGGCGAACGGGAAGGCCAGGCGCCGCGGGCGCTCGATATCGAGCAGCCGCTGGGCACCGTCGTCGCCGGTGGCGTGAAACATGCTGTCGTCGTGCCGGCCATCGTCGGCTGTGGCGGTCGCGCCGGGCAGAGCCGACCGCGGGGCGGCGATGAGCCGGTGGCCACACTGACCACCAAGGCAGATGGCTGCGTCGCAACGGCCTTCGTGGCCCAGCAGAACAATGACAGCCGACGCATCGGTGGCGTCAATCCCGGCCGCGCTGCCGATGAGCCGCTGTCGACAGTGACGGCGACAGGGGCGCAGCAATCGCCCGTGACCGCCTTCATTGCTCGCCAGTTCGGCAACAGCACCGGCCACGCGATGGACGAGCCGCTGGGCACTGTCACAGCGGACGTGAACAAGTCGCAGCTCGTCGCGCCGTTCTTCTCTAAGTATTACGGGACCGGCGACGGTGCCCGGCACGACGAGCCGTGCCACACGATCACCGTCAACGACCGCTTCGGGCATGTCGAGACCTCGATCGAGGTTCCGCCTTTCCGGCCAGAGCAGGAGGCGAGGGCGCGCGAGGTGGCGGACTTCATGCGGGCGCACGGCTTCTGGGACGAGCGCGAATTCGTGACGCTCGATATATCAGGCCAGACCTTCGTCATTGTCGATATCGGCTTGCGCATGCTGTGGCCGCGTGAGCTGTTCAATGCGCAAGGCTTCCCGCCGAACTACGTGATCGACGGCGTCTGGCAGGGCGAGGGCGAGGCCAAACGCTTCGTCGAGTTTCCGAAGGATGTGCAGGTGAGCTGCTGCGGCAACAGCGTCAGCCCCTACCCATACGCCGCGATCGTGGCGGCGAATTGCGGCGACCTGGTCGAGATCCGGGAGGCTGCGGAATGAGCGGCGAACAGACAATCCGTCGCGGGGTGCGGAATGCGCGCTATGCGGCCATTCCAAACCACGTGTTTGAAGACGACAGGCTTTCCATGGAAGCTCGGTGGCTGCTCGGCTACCTGCTGTCCAAGCCGGACAACTGGACCGTTGTCATCGGTGACATCGTGAAACGTGGAAAATGCGGGCGCGACAAAGCCCGGAAGATGATCGCGGAGCTTGTCGAGGTAGGCTATGCCGACCGCGAACAGACGCGCGAGGACGGCAAGTTCTCGGCGTCTGTTCTGGTTATCTATGATGAGCCGATGACCAGAGAAGGTGAGAGAAATCAGGTCGCTAGCGAAAGTGTTGCATTTCTACCGCAGACTGATTTGCCGGCGACGGCAAAACCGTCGCCGGATTCACCGGCGCCGGTAAAATCGGCACTTAGTAATAACTCAGATCTAACAATTACTGATGATAGAAATCTGAGAGAGAGCGCGAGCGAGCGTGATGGGCAGGAGGAAGATAATCCTGTTGCCGTCGAGCGAGCCTTCAAGCGCTGGTATCCGTCCTGGCCGACCTATGTCGACGACAGCGAGCCGAAGGCCCGGACTGCCTGGCAGCGGCTATCGCCCGCCGATCGACTGAAGGCGGCGGAGATGACCGCCGCATATCTGGAGGCCGTCAAGGGCAGCGGACGGAAATACGTCTGCTCGTCGCAGGTCTACCTCTCCGAGAAGCGCTGGGAGAAGCTGGCCGAGCTGCCCAAGCCGGCGAACGCCAAACCGTCTTCAGATCGGGTTGCAGTGCCGATCCTCGGGCCCGCCTTTGCCGCCGCATACGTGTTCGAGGTGCTTCAAGCGCCGCAGCCGCTGCAGCTTCCGTACGACATTCGCAGCCGCGTTCTGGGAGCCTACGACTATCGACAGCGGCACAATCCGCAAAGGGCGAGGGAATATCTCGCAGAGCGTGGCATCACCCTCGATGCCGAGGGCAAGCCGCAGTTTCCCCAGACATTCGAGCGAGATGAAGAGCGACGCCAGCGCATGGCGGATGGATGGCCTGCGGCGAACCGGCTTCGTGATGCGGCGAAGGATCGCCAGCACGTCACCGTTCCTGTTCGCATCGAGGCGCTAAAGGGGCTGATGGAGCCGGTGAAGATCGACAGCGAGCGAATGGATGCCTGGCGGGCATGGTTTGAAGCGCGCTTTCTCCCGTTCCCTCCATTGCAGGATTGGGGCGGATACTTCCCGGCGGGCGGGCCGGACAGACTGGGTGATTTCCGGGCGGCACTGGCCAGAGAGAGCGACGAGGGCGAACATGATGCAGCATAGGGACATGGCCTTCAAAGATGGCAAGATCATCGTCAGCGAGCGAGCCGTCGCGAAGAGAGAAGCGGCGATCCGTGAGCACCGAATCGGTGAGCGTTGTCTGGACGCTGCGGCAGAGCATGCGGCGGATGATTCGCCGTGGTTTGCACTGAAGGTGATGCCGGGGCGAGAACTGGCTGTGGAAAACGACCTGAAGACGCATGGCATCGAAAGCCTCGTGCCAATGCGAAAAGGGCGCGAGATCCGTCGTCGCGGCCGCCTGGTGTTGCCGACAATCCCCGTCATGGTCGGTTATGTGCTGGTGCGTTTCGAGCCTTCTGTCGAGGCTTTCATTGGCGTCTGCGGATTGGAAAACGTAGACCGCGTGGTTGGCGGAATGGTTTCGCCAAGGTCGATATCCCATTCAGAAGTCAAGCAATTCGAAGAGCGGGCGCGGAACGGATGGTTCGACTGGTCGCAGCGTACGCCGAACCTGAAGCTGCATGTTCACGTCGTTGTCACCCATGGCCCATTCAAGGGTGCGAAGGGCAAGATCGTAAGCGCGCGAGGCGATGGTCTTGGCGATGCGGTCGTCGAGTTCTTCTCGGATCACGACGTGCCTCCTGCTCTGCTGCCGCTTGCCATCCTTGAGAAACTGTGAGAGTCATCTCGTCCATTGGATGAGCTGATGATCCAGCTAGTGAGCCTCTGAGAACGCCTAGAAAGCGGGGAGTGATCCCGAGGTCGTTACACCGGTCAGCCCCAGCCTTGACTGTCCCACTTGCGGACATCGACTCAAGGCCAGTGCGAAAGCTATGACCTGATGAGACTTGAGAGCCCGGTGATGAGCCGGGCTTTGCTGTGTCTAGGAGTATGGGCAAGCTGAAGAACCTAGCGCCAAGGTTAGGCGCACTTGCACCCCGGTTAGGTCGAGTACCAGGTGACGAGAAGGCCCGCCTCAAGGAGCGAGACCAGAACGTCGAGTGGCGCAGCTGGTATGGCACTGAGCGCTGGAAGAAGCTGAGACGTCAGGTCTGGGCTCGCGATCATTACAGGTGTCAGAAGACAGGCGTTCTCTGCATCGGCAAGTATCCTGCGGATAACAGCCCGGTTGCCGACCACAAGATCCGACATCGCGGTGACCCCGTCCTGTTCTGGGATCCCGAGAACATCGAGACGGTCAGCAAAGCCTACCACGACAGCGAGAAGCAGAAGCTGGAGCGGGCCGACCTCAGGTAGGGGGGCGGGTCGAAAGTTCAGAAGCCCTTGGCTTCCCCACCCGCGCCCCTCTCATTCAGAGATTTTATTTTCATGAGCACGAACTTTGACCTGCTCGGTGATCCCATTCCAGACGGCTGGGGGAAGCGCGGGCGACCGCCGCATGTCGCCAGCGAGAGAAATCGTAACAAAGTCATGCTGTTGCTGGCGATGGGGTGGACCAACTCGCGCATTGCAAGCGCTCTTGGCATCACACAGCCGACTTTGCGGAAGAATTATTTTCAGGAGCTGCGCGCCCGAGAGTTGGCCCGCGACAGGCTTGAGGCGGCTCGCCTCGATCTCGCTTGGGATCTCGCGAAGGCCGGCAACGTCGGAGCCATGCGGGAGTTCGCCAAGTTGATGGAGCGAAACGACCGGATGGAGCTGGAGCGGGAACTGGCAACGGCTCCCAAGCGCGATGAGAAGACCGCGCCTGCTGACCGGATCGGCAAGAAGGTCATGGACGAAATGCGCGCCCTGGATGCTGATGCCGACCTGATGGCCGAGCTTGAACGGGAAGCCACCCAGAATGCACGCCACTGAGGATCTACCTAGGTTCGCTTGCCCGGACTGGTGGGAAAAGCTCCAGGCATGCGAGACGCCGATGTCGGACGTCCCGCTCAATAGGGAGAAGGCCGCCAAGGCACTCGCCTTCTTCAACCGCTTGCGTCTGCCGGATGTGCCCGGCAATCCGACACTGGCCGAGGCCTGCGGTGATTGGTTCCGAGATATTCTGTGTGCGTTCCTAGCCAGCGAAGATCCCGATACCAAGCAGCGGCTTGTCTGGGAACTGCTCTGCATGGTCCCGAAGAAGAATTCGAAGACCACTTATGTGGCGGCGCTGGGTCTTACAGCGTTGTTCATGGAGGAGGCTCCGAACCGTCAGATGCTGATTGTTGCGCCAAGCCAGAACATTTCTGAGCGGTGCTTCGGCCAGGCGCAGTTGATGGTTCAGAGCGACCACAAGCTGGCCGAGATTTTCAAGGTGCAGGAGCACCTGAAGTGCATCACCCGCCGCAAGACGGGCACGCAACTGGATGTCAAAACCTTCGACACCTCGATCGTGACCGGCGAAATCCCGATCCTCACGATCATCGACGAGCTGCACGAGCTGGGGAAGGCGGCAAAGGCTACCAGGGTGATGCAGCAGATTCGGGGCGGTGGGATTACCAAGCAGCGCGGCCAGGTGCTGATGATCACGACGCAGTCCGACGAGGCGCCGGCGGGGATCTGGCGCACCGAACTGGATAAGGCCCGCGCCATAAGGGACGGCAAGGCCGGTGCATCGCCAATCATGCTGCCCGTGCTTTACGAGTTCCCTCGGGAGCAGCAGGTCAATCAGGACTATTGGCGCGACCAGCAGAACTGGAAGTTCATTCTTCCGAACCTGGGCCGCTCGATCGATCCGCAAGCGTTGATCGACGACTACGAGAACAACGGCAAGGTCAACAAAGAGACCGAGCAGATCTGGGCAAGCCAGCATCTGAACATCGAGATTGGCGTCGGACTCGGCGGTGACGGTTGGTCGGGCGCTCTTCACTGGTCATCATGCATCGATGGAAGCCTGACCGGACTTGATGTTCTCTTGGCACGGTCTGAGGTGTGCACGATCGGGATCGACTGGGGCGGTGCGGACGACCTGGCCGCGCTCTACGTGATAGGGCGCGAGAAGCGCACCAAGCGGTGGCTTGGTTGGGGGCGAGCATGGGCTCGTAAAACGGTGTTCGAGCAGCGGAAGTCAATCGCCTCTCGGCTCAGGGAGTTTGAGCAGGCTGGCGACCTCGTCGTGTCTGCGACCGGTGAAGAACAGGCAGCCTCGGCTGCCGAGATCTGCAAGCGCGTAGCGGACTCCGGTCTGCTTCCTGAGCAGGCGGGCATCGGTCTCGATAGCGCCGGGATCGCTTTGCTGCTCGATGCGCTCGAGGAGCTGAAGCTGGAACAGCCACTGGTTCAGGCCGTCGCACAGGGCTGGAAGCTGCAGACTGCGATTTCATCCGTTCCGCTGAAGCTGGAAGACGCCCGTTTTCTGCATGGTGATCAGCCAATGATGGCCTGGGCGGTCGGCAACGCCAAGCAGGAACTGAAGGGCAGCAACTACGTGGTCACCAAGCAGGTCTCTGGCGCTGCCAAGATCGACATGCTGATGGCGCTCTTCAACGCCGCGATGCTGATGTTCCAGAACCCTGACGCGAAAGACGACGGCATGGACGATTACTTCAAAAGTCTGGCAGGTGCGGCGTGAAGGTTCTCGACAGGATCAAAAGCGCGATCGTTCGCCGGCTGGATGTCCGCGAACCTGATGGCTGGATCTCGAACGGCATGCGCGGCGATGCCGGCGAGGTTGTGACCGACGACACTGTGCTGTCTCTGTCAGCCGTCTGGGCTTGCGTCAATCTGATTGCCGGGACCATCGCCAGCCTGCCGCTCGTGGTCTATCGCACCGACAGCCAAGGCCGTCGCACGGTCGCTCGGGACCACAAGCTCTATCGTGTGCTGCATGACAGCCCGAATTATGACCAGACCGCTGTCGACTTCTGGGAGTTTGTCAGCGCATCGATCGAGCTTTGGGGAAATGCCTATGCGCGGATCTCGCGCAGCGGCTCCGAGGTGGTGAGCCTGCACCCGATTGCCCCGAACCTTGTGTCTGTCCGACGCCTCGTCTCGGGCACCATCGAATATCGCTGGACAGAGGACGGAAAGTCTTTCGTCGAGACCGACAAGACGATGCTGCATATCAGAGGGTTTGGCGGCAATCCCCTTGGTGGCATGTCGACACTGCATTTCGGACGCCACGCCTTCAGCCTTGCAAGGGCTGTCGATCGCTCCGCCGGATCAACATTCAAGCATGGTCTGCGCCCATCTGGTGTGCTGACCTTCGAGAAGTGGCTGTCACCTGAGCAGCGGCAGGTTGCCGAGGACAAACTCAATGAGAAATTTCTCGGCGCGATGAATGCAGGTCGCCCGCTGATCCTCGAAGGGGGAACCAAGTGGGAGCAATTGACGATCTCGCCTGACGATGCACAGCTTCTGCAGTCGCGGGGTTTTTCGATCGAGGAGATCTGCCGCTTCTTCGGAACGCCGCCCTTTATGATCGGCCATACCGAGAAGTCGACGAGCTGGGGCACCGGCCTCGAACAGCAGACCCTGGGATTTCAGAAGTTTACGCTGCGTCGCCGACTGAAGCGCATCGAGCAGTCCCTCGAAAAGCAGCTTTTGACGGCAAATGATCGGGCCAATCGCGTCACCATCGAATTTAACCTCGAAGGCCTGTTGCGCGGCGATAGCGGCGGCCGTGCTCGCTTCTACCAGCAGATGACGCAGATCGGCGCCATGACCATCAACGAAGTGCGGGCGCTCGAAAATCTGCCACCTGTCGACGGTGGCGACGTGCCGCGCATGCAAATGCAGAACATGCCCATTACGGAAATCGACGAGGAAGCCATGAGCCGCCTCATCGCGCAGCAAGGATCATCGGCATGAGCAAATTGCTTCTGGCAAACCTCCTGAAATCGGATGCCCACGGCGAAGACATCAAGTCCGGACCCTGTGTCGAGATCAAGGCCGATTCCCTCAAGGAGAGCGGCGAGTTTTCCGGGTACGGGTCGACGTTCGGGGGAGAGCCGGACAGTTATGGCGACGTGATTGCGCCGGGCGCTTTCACCGAATCGCTGTCGGCGCATGCAGTCGCCGGCACCATGCCGAAGATGTACTGGCAGCATGACCGGACCAAGCCTGTCGGCAAGTGGCTTGAGGCGAAGGAAGACGGCAATGGCCTCTTCCTGGTCGGAAAGCTCAATCTCGATGTCCAGCAGGCTCGCGAAGCCTATTCGCACCTGAAGAACGGCGACATCGACGGCCTTTCGATCGGTTACCGGATCAAGTCCTATTCGGTCGATACAGACACAGGCGTCTGGACCCTTGAAAAGCTGGATCTTCGCGAGGTTTCGATCGTCTCCGAAGGCGCGAACGACCGCGCCACGGTTTCCAGCGTCAAGGCTGCCAAGCAGTTTCAGCAGCTGACAGAAAAACTGAAGGCCGGGGACCGGCTGACAGAGCGGGAGTTTGAGGGCTGGCTCAAGGGATTGGGCTTCTCGAACTCGCAGGCGGAGCGTGCCGCGCGTCTCCACCTGAAGGGGCAGGGGGATCCTGCCGTTGCGGATACAGGCGTCGCGTTCCTGCAGGCACTGCTGCGCGATTAACCCCTTCCAGCCAACGAGGCACATCATGAAGAAGAAGTTCTATATGCTGGCAAACGCCGGCATCCTTGGCGCTATGACCGCCAACGAACGCATGGCCGGCCGCTATCTGCGTGATGGTGGCGGTCACCCCAATCCTGAAGCTCTGGCCGAGCAGGTGAAGAAGAAATTCGACGCGGCTCTCGATGCCGTCAAGGAAATCGCTCAGGAAGCCCTGGGTAAGGCCAAGAATGGCGAAGAGCTTTCGACCTCGATCAAGGAAAAGGCCGACGAGGCCCTGATCAAGATGAATGGCCTGAACGAGCAGGTCGCAGAAATCCAGCAGAAGCTCGACCGCGTTCGCGGTGGCGACGATGCCGATCGCAAGTCGGCTGGCGAACTCTTCACCAATGATGAGCGTGTGAAGTCTTTCCTGGGCAATGAACCGAGCTCGGGCAAGGTCGACGTCCGCATCAAGGCGACGCTCACCTCGCTCACCACGGACGCCGCCGGCTCCGTTGGTGATGCTATCGCGCCGACACGCCTGCCGGGCATCCTGCCGCTTCCGCAGCGCCGTCTGACTGTCCGTGATCTGCTGTCGACGGGCCGCATGGATGGCAATGCGCTCGAATACGTCAAGGAAACCGGCTTCGTGAACAATGCGGCGCCAGTCGCGGAAGGTGCCGCCAAGCCCTCGTCCGACATGAAACTCGACCTTGTCACCACCTCGGCCAAGGTCATCGCGCACTGGATGAAGGCATCCAAGCAGGTTCTCTCGGACGTATCGCAGCTTCGTTCAATCATCGACCAGCGCCTGCTTTACGGTCTGGCCTATGTCGAGGAATCGCAGCTCCTGAACGGCGACGGTACTGGCCAGAACCTGGCCGGCATTACCCCGCAGGCGACCGCCTATTCCGCGCCGATCACCCTGTCTTCGCCGACGAGCATCGACATGATCCGCCTCATGCACCTGCAGGCGGCGCTGGCTGAGTATCCGTCGACGGGCACGGTCATGCATCCGAGCGATTGGGCCTGGATTGAGACGCTGAAGGACTCGACCGGCCGCTACATCATCGGCAACCCGCAGGGCGGTATCGCTCCGACCCTCTGGGGTTTGCCTGTGGTCGCCACGCAGGCGATGACGATCGACAAGGTTCTTGTCGGCGCGTTCCAGCTCGGCGCTCAGGTATTCGATCGCTGGGATGCGCGCGTCGAAACCGGCTTCGTCAATGACGACTTCACCAAGAACCTCGTCACCATCCTCGCAGAAGAGCGCCTCGCGCTCGCAGTTTACCGCCCGGAAGCCTTCATCTACGGCGACTTTGGTCGCGTGACCTGATCGAGGTCGGCTCATCAAGGAGGGCGGTTTCTTGCCGCCCTCTCTATGAACCGATGGAGACCGTTATGAAAAGCTACAAAGTTCTTCGCCAGCACCTCGGCGACAAAATGTACATGCCCGGTGATGTCAGGAAGGCGGAGCCGGCCGACGTTGCGCACTTGGTCAAAAGCGGCGTTCTTGCCGAGGGCAGCGGCGTGAAGGCGGAAAAGCCGGCGAGCAACAAGGCAGCCCCGACGGTGCGCAACAAGTCTCGCTGATTTTCGTCTATGGCCTTTGCTGCTGCGTTCTGTGCCCTCGACTGGGCGACAATCCTGAATATGGTGGTCTCATCCTATGCATCGTCCTGTCCTGGTCACTCCGGCCACGGTCCTGCCCGTCTTGGTCGACGACGTGAAGCTTGCTCTTCGTGTCGACGGATCCGACCTCGATGCCGATATTGATCGGCTCATCCGCAGCGCCGTGGCTCACTACCAGGGCTGGCAGGGTGTGCTGGGTATCAGTCTCGTCGAACAGACCTGGCGGCAGGAATTCGACCGCTTCGAGCAGTTCATGCTGCTGCCAACTGGTCCGGTCACTGAAATTGTCTCCGTCTCATACAGGAACGCAGCCGGCGCCCCATCGACGATCGACGACAGCAACTATGCTTTGAAGCAGGATGCAGGCGGACGGTTCTTTGCCCGCTTCGTCAACGCCTTCTCAACGCCATCAGATCTTTATGAAGAGGCTGCGGTGTCTGTCGAGTACAAGGCCGGCTGGCCATTGGGTGAGGATGATGCATCCACGGTGCCAGCGGACATCAAGACAGCAATCATCCTTTTCGTCCAGAAACATATCGATGAGGCGGCTCAGAGTGCCGGTGACTTCCTCGATCGTGTCGAGAAGGATCTCATTTACAAGTATCGGAAGCCAGTCTGATGTCGATCGCGGCGCAAGACCTCAACCGGCGTATCACCTTCCAGCGTGCGACGACGGTCCCCAATGAGTTGAATGAGCCTGTCGAGACCTGGGCCGATCTGGCAACGGTCTGGGCGAAGCGCGACGACGCTAGTTCGGGGGAGAAAGATGCAGCAGGCCAAACCGGCGCGTTTCTCATGGCCCGCTTCACCGTTCGGCGCAGCCCGACATCGGACGGGGTGAGGCCCACGGATCGCATCAGTCACGACGGCGCCGTTTGGTCCATCGTCGAAAAGATGGAGCATATCGACGCGCCGCGGCGATTCCTGACGATCAAAGCAGTTCGGGACGCAGACTGATGGCGCGAAGCAACGTGAAGATCGAGGGGCTCCGAGAGCTGGATCGCGCTCTTGGCCAGCTACCAAAGGCAACCGCGAAAGCCGTTCTTCGGCAGGTGCTCAAGGATGCAGCGGAGCCGATGGCGCAGTCTGCGCGGGCTGGGGCTCCGAAAGACGAGTATCACCTCTTCGAGAGCATCGACGTGTCGACGCGGCTGAACCGTCGGCAGAGGGGGCTGCATCGTGCGCAGGAGAAGCCGACGTTTCAGGAGATGTTTGTCGGCACGAACAACCCGGCCGGCGTCCAGCAGGAATTCGGAAACGAACGCCACGTAGCGCAGCCCTTCATGCGACCTGCTTGGGACGCAGAGAAACAGCCAACGCTTGAGCGGATCTCGAACTCTCTCTGGCTGCGGATCACCCAAGCCGCCCAGAGGCTGGCAAAAAGAGCCGCAAGGGGACGCTGATGGAAGTCGAGCTCACTGCCTTGCTGGCGTCCGTCGCCGGCGGCCGCCGCTATTGGGTTAGGGCGCCTCAGGATCTTTCGGAGCGTCCTTATGTCGTTCTGCAGCGCGCCTCGAAGCTTCCGAACTACACCATGGGTGGCGCATCCGGATATGTCGCCAGCCGTGTCCAGGCTGACGTCTACGGCCTCAGTTTCACCACGACCAAGGCTGCAGCCGACGCGTTGAAAGCCGTCGTCTCCGGTTATGCAGGCGGCTCGATCCAAGGGATCTTCATCGACGCTGAAAGAGATTTGCCCGACGCGGACGCGGGCGACGTGAACAAGCTGTTCCGCATATCCATCGACCTCATCATTCACCATGGAGAAGCACCATGACCGACGCCCGCATCGGCTACGGCACCAAATATGAAATCTGGGATGCCAGTCTTTCCACGCCCGCCTTCGTCGAGGTGGCAGAAGTCATCAACGTGACGCCCGGCGAAGCGACCGCCGACCGCATTGACGCCACCCACATGCAGAGCCCGAACCGCCGGCGCGAATACATCTCCGGCCTGATCGACAACGGCGAGGCGTCCTTCGAGATCAACTGGGTTCCGGGCAGCGACACCGACGAGATGCTTCGCGGTCTGTTCGATTCCGGCGAGACTGTCGAGCATCGCATTACGTTTCCCGGCGCATCGCCACGCGTCACTTGCACATTCGATGCGTCGCTCATCGGATATTCGAAGGCGATCCCGATCGACGACCGCATGACAGCGACGATCACGGTTGCCGTCTCCGGTGAAGAAACCTGGGGCACGGTAGCCTGATGGCCAATTCGTCACGCGGATCGGTCGCGCTTCAGGCCGGCGACATGGCGTATACCGTGTCGTTCTCCGTAAACGCTCTCTGCGAACTCGAAGATGCCTTCGGCGTCACGGTTCAGAAGATCGGGGCGATTTTCGACAAGGAAGCCAGCATGAAGGACGTGCGCAAGCTCGCACGCTGCGCTCTGTCCGACCACCATCCCGCGATCACCGACAAGGAAGCCGGCAAGGTGGTCACAGACGCGGGGCTGCCCGTCTTCATGGACGCCGTGCAGAAGGCCTTCCAGCTTGCCTTTCCGGAGGTGAAGGACAAGGCAAACCCTCCGGCGGCGAAGGCTTCCGACCACTAGACCTTCTCAGGTCCTGGGTCGAATGCGGGTTGGAGCCTTCGCAGTTCTGGCGCCTGACGCTCCGCGAGATCGGAGTTGTCCTCGACGGTGCCGTCGCCCGCATGAACCGCGAGCGCGACGACACGATCGTCCTTGCTTGGCATATCGAGGCTATTGCCCGGCAGAAAAAGCTTCCGCCGCTTGAGCGGTTGCTGAAACCCAATGACCAGCCCACAGGGCGCGTCATGACACCGGACCAGATCCAGGCGGCACTCCGCGGCTGGTTTGGCTCCCGCAAAGCAAACAGGTGAGATATGGGATCGGCGGTCATTGGCGCACTTCGCGTCAATCTCGGTATCGACACTGCGCAGTTCTCCGAGGGGCTGAAGGGTGCGCAGGCGTCGATGCAGCGCATCGGCAAGCAGATGCAGAATGTCGGCGCCTCGCTGTCGACCTATGTCACGGCACCGCTGGTGCTCGCGGGCGGTGCGATCGCTGCCGCTGCCTCCGGTCTTGCGCGTGATGTCGACGAGCTGAAGAAGGCAGCCCAAATCTCAAACGTGGGCTTCGAAGAGTTTCAAAAGCTCGCTCACGCTGCAAAATCTGTGGGGATCGAGGGCGACAAGCTCGCCGATATCTTCAAGGATGTGAATGACCGCGTCGGCGATTTTAACGCCACGGGCGGCGGTCCTATGGCTGACTTCTTCGAGAACATTGCTCCGAAGGTCGGGATTACGGCGGATGCGTTCAAGGATCTCTCCGGCCCGCAGGCGCTGCAGCTCTACTATGACAGCCTCAAGAAGGCAGGGGCGTCGCAGCAGGAACTGACGTTCTATCTGGAGGCGATGGCCTCTGATACGACGGCTCTGATCCCGCTTCTGGAGCGAGGGGGCGAAGCATTCCGTGAATTGGGTGAGGGCGCCGCTGTCATCTCCGAAGATCAGGCCGCAGGGCTCAAGGCTTACAATGATGCGATGCGGGCACTGTCCGAGGCGTTCAAGGGGCTGACGATCGCGATCGCGACAAGTGGTTTGCTCGAATTCATCACCTCGATGACGCAGCAACTGACTTCAGTCGTCCAAGTCCTGTCAGAAACCAATCCGGTACTCCTCCAGTGGGGCACGGTGATTGCCGGGCTTGCCGCAATCCTCGGCCCGCTCGTGGCCGGCGTCGGGCTATTCATAACGGCAGTGGCGGCGGTCAGTGCTCCGGTCCTGCTGGCAGTCGCCGGGATCACGGCGCTGGTTGCCGCTGGCGTGGCGCTCTATGCAAACTGGGACGAGACCACCGCTCGGTTCCCTGTCGTTGCCGAGGTCATCGGTACGGCTGTCGAAGTCATCAAGGTGAGCTTCACGGGCTTGCTGGAAAACGCACGCCTGATGGCGACCGGCATCGTGCAGCTCCTGAACGGTGACTTCTCCGGCGCGTGGACCACGGCGCGGGAGCTTGTGCATAATTTCTGGCAAACGCTCGGCGGCGTCATGGACGCTGTCCTTCCTGGCTTCACGGCAGGGCTGAGCAGGATGATGCAAGCCGTCCAGCAGTTCGTGACCGACATGGTCAACGCCTTCCTTGCTCTGCCGGCGAAGATGATCGAGATCGGTGGACAGATCATCGACGGTCTGTGGCAGGGCATCCAGGCGCGCTGGGAAAGCGTGAAGGGGAATATCACGGGGCTAGCGAACAGCATCACCGACAGCGTGAAGAACACGCTCGGGATCCGTTCTCCGTCTCGTGTGATGCATGAACTCGGGACTTACATAGTCCAGGGCCTGTCCAACGGCATCACGTCGACCCAAGGCCAAGCCATCAACGCGGCCAAGGGTGTGTCGGGGGCCGTCACGGGTGCCTTCGATGGAATGGAGCAGATCGGCGACAGCATCGCCAGCACGCTGTCTGGCGCGTTTCAGGGGCTCATCGACGGGTCTAAGAGCGTCAAGGATGTCCTGAAGGATCTTCTTGGTCAGTTATCCAATATGTTTTTGAACCAGGCGTTCCAGGCGCTACTCGGCGGTGGTCGAGGCCTCGGTGGCGGCGGCGGGCTGTTTAGCGGAATTCTTGGCGGAATAGGGAAGATATTCGGGTTTGCACGTGGAGGGTCTATTCTCCCCGGTGGCGCCGGCGGAATCGACAGTCAGCTTGTAATGTTCCGGAAGTCGCCGAATGAGCGCGTCGATATCACGAAGCCAGGACAAACACTTTCCAGTGGCAGAGGCGGCGTCGCCGATGTCCGAGTCTTCGTCGACGACGACGGCAACTGGCAGGCTAAGGTTGAGAAGATCTCCGATGGTCGGGTTGCGAATGCTGCCCCGTCTATCGTTGGGCGCGCAAACCAGAACGTCGTCCCAACCATGGCAGCATATCAGAGCAACAAGGCGGGTGCGGAATGGCGATGATGGTATGGCCGGAGAAGCTTCTGTCGCCGCTAGAATGCCGTGCGTATCTCATGCCATTCACTCGCTCTGGTGGCCGCACGCTTGGGGGTGTGAAGCCCTCGACGCGAACTGATCTCGGCTACTGGCGCGTCGATATCGTCGGGGTCCCCCTTCATGACAAGCACGAGCGTCGTGCCTGGGATGCAATCGGCGCGATTCTTGGTGGATCTTCCGGACGGATCGCGGTTCCCGCATGGTCAATGGACAGTGCTCCCTATGCGAGCGGGCGAGAAGAACCACTGATCAGTGTCCCACACTCTGATGGGTCAACATTCTCGGATGGGTCGCAATACCAGCAAAGCGCAATTTCGGTTGTGTCTGTCGGAGTGACGGCGATCGGCGCCACTCTTATGTCGATGCGGTTGATCAATGGTGCACCTGATCTCGCTGGCGTTCGGTTCTCCTATAACCACGCGCTCTACCAGACCGGTCAGGTGGTCTCGGTCGAGGATGACATATGGACTGTCCGGATTTCTCCCTCGGTGCGTGAGCTGATCCCTGATGGTGCCGATCTTGAGTTCGACCGACCGACCTGCGTTTGCAATCTGTTGGAAGACAACGCCTTCCAGCGCCCCATAAACGCGGACAGGTTTAGCCGCGAAAGCGTCTCCTTTGTTGAAGACACCTGGTATTGGAACCAGGTTGCCCTCGGGTTGATCTGATGGCTTCGCTGAAGATCCTAATCGACATAACTCTGCCAGATACGGTGCTGCGGGTCTGGGATGGTACTGGCGGGGCTTTCGTCGATGACGACGGCAACATCTATCGCGCGGCTCAGTTCACTGAGGATGCTCTTCAGAACATCGAGGCCGCGATCAACGGCGAGGCGTTCACTCTCACCCTGGCGCTGATCAATATCGACACGTCTACCGGCGACCAGATCTGGGATTACGACGAGGTCAATTCTGTCGTCGGTTCGCCCGTGGTGATCAAGCTGCAGGAGCTCGACGACTTCGAGCAGATCGTGGGTGAGCCTGAAGTGAAGTTCACAGGTACGATCGACAATATGAAAGTGGCAGACCAAGCCGAAGAAGAGGATAGCCGCTCCGTGGTTATGGTCGATATCGTTAATGCGTTCACCCTTCGAACTTTGATCAACGGGCAGGTTCTTTCAGACGTCGACCAGAAAGAGCGCTCGAAACGGCTCAACCCAGCCGCTTGGCTCGCTGGTTCATACGACCGCTTCTGTGAACGTGTTCCAAGTCTCAGAGAGAAGGCGATCCGGTGGCCAAATTGGTAGCTCTCCGCGCCTTCCTTGACACCTATGCGAATGAACCGTGGACGCCTGGTGGCAAGGTGGATTGCTGCCTCATCATTGCCGAATGGGCAAAGTGGCTCGGTTATCCCGACGCTGCTGCCGATCTACGAGGTGCCTATACACCAGGTCAGGGACAGGTCGACATCCTGGCAGCGAATGGCGGTGCCGTGCAGCTGGTCGAGAGATGCGCTCTCTCTATCGGCGCCCGTCCGGTCACCGAATTCAGGGCCGGCGACTTCGGCGTGGTCGGGAGCGCAACGAATGTGGTCCGCCAGTTCGGTGTTATCCATGACGGTCAAGGCTGGCTAACCCGCGCGCCGGATGGTTTCAGACGCATGACCGCGCGCACGCTCGCGGCCTGGAGACTTTGATGGGAATCGTTGAAACGCTTGCGCTGATCGTCTCGTCGATCGCCACGAATGCCTTTGCCGCCACCGCTCTCTATCTGGGCACCTATGCAGCTGTTGGCCTTGGTCTTGCCTATGCGTCCACGCTCTTCGTGGAAAAGCCGAAGGTGCCGAAGCCTGAGGACGGTTCCTACAACCTGAAACAGAACGTGCCTTCACTGCCTTACGTCTACGGGCGCGTGAAAAAAGGCGGAGATTATGTGTTTCTCGAGGAAGCGAGCGGCATTGCCTATCACATCATCGTCTGGTGTGGCCGGCGCATCCATGGCTTCGTGCAGCACTTTGGGCATGACAACGCGCTGACGCTTGCGAGCGATGGAACGGTGACATCTCACTATCGGAAAGAGAATGAATCCTTCGTCGGGATCACAGCGCGTGTCGGGCTCGATGCCGAGACTGCCTATGACGACGTGGTGACAAAGTTCAGCCCGGCTTGGACCAGCGCCCACCGTGGCGATGGACTCGCCTCTGTCCGAATGCTTGTGAAGACGCCTCAGGATAAATACTACATGGAGGTTTTCCCGAACCAGATGCCGGAGCATTCGGCCATCGGTAACGGGATGCTTCTCTACGATCCTCGCAAGGATTCGACGGTCGGCGGCTCCGGCTCACACCGCACTTCAAACCCCAATACCTGGGAGTTCTCCAGCAACATCGCGCTGATGCGTCTTGACCACCTGGCGCAACCCTTCGGGGGCAAGTTGGGTTATGACCGGATGTATATGCCGGAGTGGATGCATGCGGCAAATGTCTGCGACCAGGTCGTGACGAACCGCATTGGCGGCTTGGAGCTGCGATACCACGGAGGTATGTGGTTCCGCGCCAATACAGACCCGGTTGAGGTCGGGCGGACCTTGGACGAGGCCGGCGAGTTGGTCGTCTATGAGCGCAATGATGGCCTGATCGGTGTTCATGCCGGCGAGTTCACCAATCCCGATGTTCGTCTGACGCAGAGCCATATTTTTGCGATCGAAGTGGACAAGAACAAGCGGCTGTCCTCCACCGTGCTGGCTGTTCGAGGTCGCTTTCAAAACCCGTCGAACCGTTACAACACCGAGGATGCTGCCATCTATGGCGATCCTTACGGCGAGCTTGATGAGACCGAGCGGACCAAGACTTTCGACAACGCTGCCATCCAGTCGCACAATCACTGCCAGCGCAAACAGAAGCTGACATTTGTTCGTGCGAATGCGCGCCGGGTGACGATATCGGCCGACTACAGCGCCGCCAAGAACTGTGCGTACCGCCGCTTCATACGGGTCCATTATCCCAGCCGCGGGCTGGTAGAGGCAACGATCGAGATCACATCGACTGTTTCCCTCGATCTTCGAAACATGCGGATCAGTTTTAGCGGCATCGTCGTGTCGGAAGACCTGTACGCATTCAACGCGGCGCTTGAGGAAAGTACGCCGGGCAATGCCATCGTGCCCATCGTTAGTCCCGGCGTCCCAGTTCCGGGCGGGTTCACTGTCTCGGTGCAGAACGAGGTCGTGAGCGGCGGCGGGACGGCAGCTTTCCTACTTGGGTCGTGGACCTCGATCAGCAACACCCTGCGCTTCGAGATGGAATACGAGCGGACGAGTGGCTCCACCGGCGTTCAGTCAGTCTTTGCCGCTGATGAACAGAGCTTCGTGCGCTCGGGCTATCTCGTCGACGGGCAGCAATACCGCGTCAGGCTGCGCGCCTGGGGCGGTGGCAGGCCTTCCGACTGGACCGACTACCAGCTTGTCACCGCTGTCGCTGATCCTACGCCTCCAGGCATCGTCACGGGGGCGGCTGTCGTCGGCGGGGCAGGGGAGGCAAACTTCTCCTGGGTTGCTCCCAACTCACCGAACTATGCGGCAGTCCGGATCTATATCAACACGGCAAACACCTTCAGCGGTGCGACCTTGGTTGCGACTGAATACGGTCCACCAAATATCGCTGACGGGCGGGCGGTCGCCGGTCTGAGCGCCGGCACAAAATATGGATGGCTCGTGGCCATCAACTCTTCCGGGGTGGCAGCTGCGGCAGTAGCCACAGGCTCATTCGCAGTCCCTTAACGCAACCTGAAACAACAGCTCTATGCCTCTGGCCTATGCCGGAGCGCTTTCGCATGAGGACATCACATGGCTTTGACCGCAGCAGAGGTTTTCCGTGACAACGTTACGGCGGGCGTTCCCTCATCCGGGATCCATGAGCCGAAGAAGAGCGAGATCCGCACCCTTCTTTCCGACTATGAGCGTACGCTCGATGCTGCGCTGGAAGGTGCCGCGCTGGTGTTCGTCAGCAAAGCTGCTCTGGATGCTCGCCTCGACCACCCCGCGAATACGTCGGCTTGGGTCGTTGGCGATGCGGCTGTGGCCAACAACGGGATCTATGCCAAGGTTGGTGCCAGCGGAACCGGTTCGTGGCTGCGTGTTGCTGACCTGCCCTACAGTTTCATCATTGCAGAGGACGGTGGGGCAGGGACGCCGAACGCAATCGTTGCGACGACGGACGTTCCGGTTTCAGGGTCTGCGCTCGTAATCCTGAACCTGTTCGAGACGAACACAGGTTCACCCGTGACCGTGTCGTTCAACGGCGGTTCACCGTTGACGATCAAGACCGCAAGCGGGGCGGACCCGGTTGCAGGCGGTTTGACTGGTCGCCTTCTCGGCACCATCTCCGGTTCCTCGTTCGTGCTCGCCAGTGATCAGGCCAGCGCCGCGATTCAGGCTGGAGCAGAAGCCGCAGTGGATGACGCGCAGGCTTGGGCCGAGGGTTCACTTCCTGGGGGCGCCGGAACAAAGTCTTCCCGTGAGTGGTCGGAAGTTTCGGAAGACTGGGCGCTGATCGCGCAGGGTGCGGTCACCTACAACCGCGTATCGGTGCGCGGCACGATCAACGGCGGCGTGGGCCCGTACGATGTTGGTGTGCCGATCGGCAGTCCGAACAACATCGACATCAAGGTTGGCGGGGTCATATTCGACCACAATCTCTATACCGTCGCCGGCACGACGTTCACTTTCCTGGCTGATCCGGGGGGCGGCCAGCCTTGGGAGGCCGTTGTGCAATCGGAGGTGAGGCAGCTGGGCGCGGTAAGTGATGGGACGGTTGGTTACGACGAACTGACGCCAGAGGTCCGCAATAGCTTAGGCGGAGCTTCGCGACCCACGGGCCGTCTCTCGCTGATTTCCGGGGTTGCGCTTCCTACATCCGACGTCGTCGGAGCGACGACTGTCTACTATACCCCCTACGCTGGCGACACAATTTCTCTATGGAACGGAGCTAATCTCTCCTCGGTGATATTCGAAGAACTTTCCCTTGAGTTAGACAACAACGTCGGCCATGCCGGTTATCATCAACAAGGCGAAATCTTCGACTTATTTGTCGTTGATGATGGTGGCGTTCTGCGACTTGGAACTGGTCCGGCATGGAGCGCTGGGGCTGTTGCCGGTTCGACGACAGCAAGAGGATCAGGCGCTGACTCTACTGAAATTGAAATGAAGCGGGGAGTTTGGACAAACAAGAACGATATACTCATTCGATACGGAAGCGGCTTGAGCGATGCGCTGGCCGTTCCAGCCAATCGCGCAACACTCGTTGGAACCTTTGCCCCCCCCGCCCATGGCCAAGCGACCGACAGTCTGGATCGGAGGTTGCTAAGCAATGCATATAATGCTGCCCCTCGACCAGTCCTGCGAAGAGATCCAGCCAGCTCAGACACATACTCCGTAGCGTCCTGGTATCCAGTAAACTCGCAGCCATTGAATCGGGTGGAGGTTGTTCACTGCCTCTCTGGAGCTTTGGATGAGATCGACGCCACCATCCTCGTCCAAAACAGCACCTCAACCGGCCGGAATGTTGAGCTATCGATCGGGGAAACTACGACCGCGCCATACTTGGATGCGATGCGCGACCGACGTGTCGTCATCAATCAGCAAACTACACTACGCGCGTCGTATCGCGGTGCGCCTGGCCTTGGTCTCCGGTATTTCCATTGGATCTATCAGGGAGCAGGAGCGGACACACAGACTTGGTATCTGAGCGGAGTAGCGCCGGTCGGCCTGCAGGGGGCAGTTCTAACATGAATATCGTTGACGTTTCCGGCGGATCGACAGACCCATACGTTTACAGAAACGATGGCTCCCACATCGAATACACAAACACAACCGGCCGCACACGCTTTGATCCTCGCCTCGCCTCGGGCGAGAGGACGGCTGTATTCATTGTCGCGGGGCAGTCAAATGGCTCTAATTATGTGAGCGGCACGGGCAATCTTTACACGCCAGCAAGCGCAAAGGTGCAGAACCTCCTGTTCAGCAATGGAGGTATTTATGACGCACGCGATCCGATGCTGGGAAACGACAACACTGGCGGCTCTTGGCTGGGGCGGCTGGGTGATAAGCTCATAACGGACGGGATCTATGACCGCGTGATATTCATCCCGGTTGCTGTTGGTGGGTCCAGCGTCGTGAGTTGGTTGCCGCCAACCGGAAAGGACAGCGAGTATCTGTACGTCGCCTTCCGCCGCGCAGCGTCAGTCGGCCTTTCCGTGACTGCGGTTCTGTGGCAGCAAGGCGAGGCGGACAATGCTAACGGAATGGGATCCTCAGCTTACGCAGATAACTTGAATGCTGTGATTGCCGGTGTGAGGTCCGAAGGCTGGTCCGCCCCTTGGCTTCTGGCTAAATCCACTTGGTACCTAGGTGGGCCTAGTGTGGCTATCCGCGCCGGGGTGGACGCCGTTGTCAACAATTTAGATATCCTGCCTGGTCCGGACACCGACACACTAAACAATACCTATCGGGCGATCGACCAAACGCATTTTCTGGCTTCTGGTGCGGTTGTTGCTTCGCAACTTTGGGCCGCAGCAATACAGGCTGCCGCGCTTCCCGCGCTCGAAGGGTAAGGAGACCTTAACGTGACCGATTTGAATACTACACGCCTTGAAAGTGAAATCCTTAAGGCATTTGATGCGCTGGGCCCCTTTGTCGCCGGCGATTTGTTTCAAGCCATAGGTCCCGCATCATTTGATAAGATTTCCAAAGGGGGCGCCGGTGAATTCCTACGCCGAAACTTGGATGATGATGGCTATGAATTTGCAGGTGGTGCTGCAGTTGAAGCGGGTATATTTTCACCTGGCTTCTCCTTCGGTGATGCAACAACAGGCATTGCCTACACCAACCAAACTGGCGTCTATCGCAAGATAGGATCGTTGGTCCTCGCCACGGGACAAATTACCTTATCATCCAAAGGTAGCGCGACTGGTATTGCTAGGCTGACGGGCCTGCCCTTTACAGCCTTGGCCGGTTTAGGCGGACAAGCATTAAGCGTAAGCAGCTATTCGGGTTTCACAGGTCTCACTGGGATGCCCCACTCGCTCATAAATGCCGGCGCAATGAGTGCGTTTCTGTACCAGCATGCTGCCGCAGCAAGCAGCGTGCTTCAGAACACTCACTTCACGAACACCTCAGACTTTCGTTTCTCCGCAACCTACATCGTGAACTGATCTGCGCCTAAGCCAATGCATCAACTTGGGGTAACCATTTTTGCTATCTGATAGCCGAATCGAGAGACGCGTCAGCCACTTCCTCGTCCGTGCATGCCCGATATTCAAAATTTCTACCCGTCCATCTTCTCATCCGGAAGGTGCCTGTTTTTGCATCCCCAAAGGCTGACCAGTAGCGAGGCGCGGTTAGGTTATGCCAAAAGCGAGCGATCGCATTCTTCATGATTGGCTCCGGTTGAAGTCGTGATCATAGCAGAGCAACCGTCTCCCTGCCAATCCCCTGGGCGTATGCCCACTTATGGCACGATAGGCCAATGGCGGCATTTGTTGCCTTTTTTGCCTCGATTCTGATTGAGGGCTAGTCCTGAATTATTCCCGGAAGTAGATTGAGATCTCAATGGATGGCCCATATGCGTGTACTAGCTTTCTGGATTGCTTTCATCTTCTTCGTTGCGAATGCTGCACATGCAACTACAGAAGGTTGGTATCGGACCTTTTTCGGCCACTATGCCGCGACGCTCAAATATCAGCAGTACGGGGTCGCCACACCGGGCGTGAACGATCTCTACGTTGACCAGATCGGCGATTTCATCAAGGCCGAGGATGTCCAGCGCGGTGTTTGGTATCCCTCGAAAGCCACCGAGGGCGCTTACGGCCTTGATTGGACATTCTTCGGGGCAAGGTTCTTGGCTCTGCCGACCACCTCAGGCCTTCCGTCCTTCTACGGACTGTCTTACCTCGGGTCGAATGTAGCATTCCACAATGGCGACGGCTTCGACGCTATTTTGACCCCGGCGATGGTCTCCGCTGGCATGGGGCAGTCTCCGCAGGCTTTGCCCGAGATGGGTTGGCGCGCTCAACATGTCGTTAATTTCGGTTACTCTCACCTGACTCGTTCGGCCCACTATGGGCCGCTGTCATGGAACTCCTTGGACATTGACGGCGATGGGAAGGGGGACTTTTCCTTCGGCGGCATGATGCGGCTATCGTCCAACAACTTCTCAACCGACGCATGGTCCAGCAGCCAGGTCGGCGCAGAGGTGACATTCATCAACACGCCGAACGGCGTTCGTGCTGCTCGCCTCAAGGATGGTCGGCTCTCGGTTGTTCGCTACCAAGCTGGCTGGGGATTTGTTGAAGAGGGTTTGCTGCAGATCGATCAGGTACAGGCCAACTCCGGCCACTCACTCGTCACCTACCCCGGCGTAGGGACGGATAAGATTGGGGTTCGCCGCTCTTGTGGTGTTCAGATCTACAGCTTCACTGGTTCGTCTATCACTGCCGGCCCATGCATCAGCGGTTTGCAGGGCAACTGGGCGCTGCCTGGCGGGCGTGGCGACTTCAATGGCGACGGCGTCGATGACATATGGGTGTCCGAAACGAACCTTGGCGGATCTTCTCCGTGGGTCAACAGCAGGGCAACGCTTATCTCCGGCGCGCTGCTCAATGCGGCCTCTGGAACGGTAACGCTCGACAGTCTCAAGATTGCCCGTCTCTCTGGCTCAGCCGCCTATAGCAATTACGACGGCATCTGTACCACGATGTCGCCGGTGGCCGGTGACTTCGACAACGACGGAAAGTCCGACTTCTCCTGCTCTGGCCATCGCCACATGTCCGAGGCGGGCGCGCTTTATATCTTGCGTGGTTCTGACATCGCTCAGGGCCTGAACATCACCATTTCGGATAGCCGAGTGGTAAAAGTCACCGGGCCACTCATGAGTCAGCTTGCCCCGCCATTCCATCATTGGGATGCATCCGACTTCGACGGTGATGGCTATGACGACATCATGGTCACCGGCGACAATGATCCTCGCGGCGGGATCAACGCCGGTGCAGTGTACTTGCTTTCAGGCAGGCTGATTAACGAAGCAGCTCAATAGACTGCCCAAAAGCTTTTCGTGAATGCGGCTGGCTGAAACGCCAGCTGACGTCGCAAGGCCATCCACATTTGAGCGTCACCTGTCATCTGAAGGTTCCGCCTCAGTACCGCGAAGCGCAAGCGGGACCCGTTACCGGAAAATAGGAAATCACCATGATCACGACCACGTCACCCCGTGGCCGCACCTTCACGCGTGGCCATGAAGGCACAGTTCTGACCTGCTATCTCGATCCCGTTGGTATCCCGACTATCGGAACCGGCTTCACGATGCGCAGCGCTGCTGTGCGCCGAGAGCTTGCGAAGATCGGCATCACCAAGCTTGTCCCGGGCAAGACGAAGATCACCATGGCGCAGAATGACGCGATCTTCGCGGCTGTGCTGGCCGAAGAGTTCGAGCCAGCCGTGGTGAAAAACTCTCCCAACAACCGGACGCAGTATCAGATGGACGCGGCCACCAGCGCGATCTTCAATCTCGGCACGGGCGCCATGGGATGGCGCTGGGCGGATGCATGGCGGCGGGGCGACCCGGCGTCGGCCGGCTCCATCCTCGGCGGCAACTACAACACCGCCGGCGGCAGGAAGCTTACCGGCCTGGTGCGTCGGCGCCGGGAAGAAGCGGCGCTCTTCCTGCGCGGCGATTATGGAGACCATCGCTATACCAAGCCGGAGGGCGTGCAGCGGGTCGAGCAGCCGGTAAAACCATCCGGCCCTGACGAGGTCGTGCGAGAGGCGCAAGGGCTGCTGGTCAAAGCCGGCTTCGATCCCGGCAAGGTTGACGGATGGATGGGGCCGAAGACCGCGGCTGCGATCACCGCTTTTCAGAGGGCGCACCCACATCTGAAGGCGGACGGCATCCTTGGCCCTGCTACGCTTGCGCAACTGCGGCGCGAGACCACTGTGACGAGCGAGGCGGCGAGCAAGGGCGTCGCGGGCGGTGTCACTGCCGGGGGCGCTGTGCTCGCGACTGGCTTGCCCTGGTGCTGGATTGCGGCGGGTGCAGGCGTCGGTGTGATCGGCGTCGTCGCCTATGTCGCATGGCGCAAGCGGGATGTGATCTCGCGGCGCATCAACACCTGGCGCGGCCGGGAAGTTGTCGTCTGACGGCTGGCGGATATCAAAACTTCATGAGGAGCAAACGTCATGAGCATCCTGGCATCCATTCTCATCGAGGCCGCTGCGCGGATCGGTGCGCCCGTCGTCAAATCGCTGCTGGAAAAACACGTTGGTGGTATCGCGGGCGAAGCTGGCGGGGCCGTGATCGACGCGATCGCAAAGCAGGCCGGCGTGCAGCCTGAACAGTTGCCGCAGCTTCCGGCCGATCGCATCGAACGAGCCATCGAAGAGGTTGAAGAATCACCCGACCTCATTCTTGCGCAGTCTCGCAGCCAGGAGCTCGCGAACGAACTGATGATCGCCGAGATGCAGAAGGAGCACTGGTTCGGCTGGGCGTGGCGTCCGGCTGGTATGTGGTTGATGTTGGCCTGCGTCGCCTGGCTCATGATTGTTCTGCCTGTTGTGAATGCTATCCTCTGGGCACTCGTTCCCGGCATCCAGATCCAAGCCGGCATCGACCTCGCCAACTTCTTTGGGATCTTCACCATCTACACCAGCCTCTACATGGGCGGGCATACGGTGATGAAGGCCGTCGAGAAGGCGAAGCGGTCATGACGCCGGCCGACGGCTATAGAGGGCCGGGGATCTGGATCCGTATCCAGCACCGTTTTGGTCCTCGCATGATGGAATGGTTCATGGCTGGACACATGATGATGTTCGGCTGCGTGCTGCTTATGCCGACTCAGACCTTTAACCAACCGGCTTGGAAAGCTTTCCGCGACATATTTCAGTCCGAAGAGATCCTGGGCTGGACGATGTTCTGGGTCGGAATTCTCCGTATCGTCGGGCTCATCATCAACGGCGCGCGAAAGAACGTGACGCCGCAGATCAGGCAGGCGTCGGCCGCGATCGGCTGCGTCATCTGGGCAGGCATCACATTCGGGTTTTACTCCTCCGATGTCGTCTCGACCTGGCTCGCCATCTATCCGCTATTTGCGGTCGGCGAGTTGGTCAACATTCATCGCGCCGCGCATGACGAGGGGGAAATCAGGAATGGAACAGCAGATCGCTAACCTGCCGCCGACCGCGCTGATCACCTTCGGTGCTGTCCTGGCAGTCATTTTCGCCGTTCGATATCTTGGCCTCTGGCAAGGGCAGAAATCATCTCCGGCAGGCTCGCCGGCCGCAGCGCAAGTCGCCGCCGTCGTTGTGGACCCTACGGCGCTAAATCGTGCATCTTCTGCGCTCGAGGCCCACACAGAAGCGCTTCGCGAGCTGACCGAGGAAGTTCATGACGGCAATCGAAGCCTGAAACTTTTGGCTACGGAGGCCGACCGTATTCGTGAGGAGCTGCGAATCCAGCGTGAGATCCGAAGAGATCGCTAGAAAGCTTGATTCCTGACGTGCGACGTCCTTGCCAGTTCAGCTGCTTTCGCCTGCTGCTTTTCGCAAAGGTCGGTCCGCGTACCGTCAAGTGTGGCGTCGTAGATCTTTTCTAACGCCAGGGCGGCAAGGTTCGCCGACTCCTCAAGGCCGCTTTGGGCCGGGAGGCTTGGGCCATATCCATCATAAGGCCAACTCATATACCACTGGTATTGACCGACCGTGCCCGGCTGCAGAAACCCGAAACGACGCTCGCCATCAAAGCCGATCCAGCGCTTCAGGTGGGCGTCCATTCCGGTGGCTTTTTCCCAGCGGTAGCGAAGCGGGTGTTTCTTGCTCATGGTTTATCGGCTCAAAGCCTGCCAAATCATGCCGGCCGTCGATGCCACGGTGGCGAATATGACCAGCGCCATCAGTAGTATCTCCCACTTCATGGCAGATCCCGCTTGCGCAGTTCCTCGATCTGTCGATTGACACGTTCGTTTTCACAAATTGACAGCATGCGGTTCTCTGCGACAGCTACCACGGCGGCAATCGCCTCGATTTCTCCCCAACCCATCTCGACGGCATGATCGACGATCCGCAGGACAGCGGCCTCGATAGCTTCCTGTGCGTCGAGAAAGCGGTCCGGATGATCAGCTGGGCGAGGTGGTGGCGTGATGCTCATCATGGAGCATATGGCTCGCGCTTGTCATCAGGCAAGATGGAGGGTTCGCCGGTTCGCCGGAAGACAACGGGAACAGACGTGGCTAACTACGGCGTAAATGCCTTTGATATTTAAGAAATTTGGTGGGCCCGGAGGGACCAAAACCCCTAGAGGTCTGCGTCATATTGATAGACATTCAGCCGCTCGGCCACCACCCGGCCGGCGTTGCGGGGATTGGCATAGGTGCCGAGAAAGACCGCGGTGCTTTTCCACCCTCCCGCATCCATCGCCGACTTCACGTCCACGCCCATGGAAAGCGCGATGTTCGCGAAGGCATGCCGACCGCAGGTATGCGTCGGCTTGTAGACGATCTCCGCTCGCCGGCAGACTGCCGCGATGCGCTCATTCACGGAATGGCGGTTCCTATAGCGGAAGACGCGATCGTCGGGCTTCATCCCCTTCTGCAGTAGGTAGAGCCGACTGATCATCTGGTCAGTCAAGAACCTGGTTGAATTTCGACCAGTCTTGGTCTTGAGCAGCAGCGCCGTCCTGTTGATCAGGTCCACTTCACTCCAGCGCAGTTCGAGAGCTTCGGAGATCCGCGCGCCCGTCTGGCTCATGAAGAGCACTAGCGCTGCCAGGTGCTGCAAACCGTCCTTGGCGCACTGACGAACAAATGCGTGCAGCCATGCCTGCGACGCGGCCTTCTTCCTCTTTGGCGTCTCCTCTTTCAGGTTCCGCAGCCGGATTGCCGGCCCCCAACCTCGCTCATAGGCATGATAGAACACGGCTCGAACTGGTGTGATCACGCACCGATTTCGCGTCGCGTTCTGCTGGGTCGGATAGAGGTCCTGGGCGAGCTTCTTGACGTCGAACGGAAAGATAGAAGTCAAAGGCCGATTGCCGAGATGCTCGACGATCTTCGGAAGATACCGATCGTCTCCGCCATGCTCGAGGTAACTCACCGCTGCTTCACTGAAGGTGCATGCGACGGGCTGAGGTTGGTTTGATGGGAGGGCGGTGAGGGGCCGGAAAGACATGTTCAT